AAAGTTTTTGGATCAAGACCTACCTCTACAAGCTCTGCATCATCATCTTGTGGCAAGACTGATGAATATGACTCATAAAAAGAAATTGGTGTCCAAGTAAGTTTTTGAGATTTAACCTGTTTTTCCATTACGTCAATTATTTTTGCACAGTCATCTGCACTTAAAAAGTTTTCATAAAGAATAATATCTTCTGTCAATCTTTTAGGACTATTAAGGTTTATCATTACTTATCTCCACCATCTAAAATAGTTCTATAATATTTTTTGTTTGCATCTGGTTTAACTTCTCCAGTATGCTCTAGAATTTCCCAGAAAAATGGGCAAGTATACCTAATCCCAGACTTAATCTCGGTAACTCCGTGTACATAGTTCATATCTCCTGGGAAGAAGTATGCTGCTCCACGCTTTGGCTTAAATTGAATTCCTTGAAGTGGAAAATACAGTTCTCCACCCTCATAGTCTTCGTTTAAATAAAATAAACTTGCTATGTCGTAATATGGAAAATCATTAGGTGTTCCAGCATCATCTCCTTCATGCAATTCTTTATCTGCGTGTGGATTTTGTAACTGCCCAGGAAGCCACCTAACTATTGTTTCTCCTGTAGGTCTAACTCTTACATTAAAATGTTTTTCAATAATTGGTTCTAATCTTTTATATAGTCCCTGAATAATTGGACCGATTCTTGGATCATTCTTTGTTAGGGTTGGCCCAGTTGCTACACGATCTTTCCAGTAGTTTGAATCATATGTAACTGTTCCATTTTCGTTCATATGGCTTTGTGTTACATCCCAAATGGTTATGTCTCTAGCAGCATTTTCTAAAAAATTAATTTCATCTTCTGTCATAAAGTTTTCTAGCTCAATAATGTTTTCTGATCCATGACCAAAAAACCCTGATGGGGTAGAAGATGGCTGTCTAACTACAGTTATTGGTGTATTTTCATTCATATTAACATTATACCATCATCCTTCTTTTGTCTCTCTATAATCATTTATCTTTAAGACAAGTGACTTAAGCTCATGGTTGCCTATCTTGTTCCCTTTATAGTTTACGGCATCACGATAAAAATTTGTAAAGTTTCCACTTTGTGATATTTTTTCCCATTCTATCATTTTGTTTTTTCTTTCATTTTCATACTCTTGATCATATACTTGATCATATAGGTCTAGCTCAATATTAGATAAATTTTTAAGGGATATTGGGATTAATGTTACTAAAGGAGTTCCTGCTGGAATTACGATATTGACATTTGGTCTTGTTATTTTCCAGGCAATTGGAAATGTCTCATTATGAAAAGAGGTTGAAATAACCGATGTAAATGGAATGGCACCATCAATAAAGTGATTTGGTGGGACGATAGATAACATAGACATATCTTCATCTGTTTTAAAAATTATGTCGCAATGAAAGTTAATGGTTCCATTACCTCTTCCAGTGTTACAAAACTCTTCTCCACGAATAATTTTCACGTGTGTGTCTGTACTGTCCGATATTCCGTCCCAGATAAACTCTACGTCTTCTAAAAGAGATATAGAATATCCAACTGAATTTGCTAGTGAAAGAGGAAAACACCTATAGGCATGTCTGTCATCTGTGAGGTCCATCCAATCTCTTTGAACCCTGGTTTGCTCTATTTTAACCTTGCTGCCTGGTCTTTTGTATGCTTTAATATTATTCATACTTTCTAGGTTCCCAATCTTTATTCTTATAAACTCCCCCATCTGGAACACGATACTTCATGGAGTTCTTCATATTTTTATCGTCAAGCCTATGGGGTTCTTCAATTACTATTTCCGATATCCAGTCTTCTCTTTTAAAAGGAAATAGTTGTGCAATTGGGGTACCTTCAGGAATAACTCCTGTAAATCCCTCTCTTAAAAAAAATGGCATAGATCCTGGAAGATTTATTTTATCATTATCAATTATTCCAGATGTTGTAAGGAATGGCAGTTCAAACCTATTAAAAGGTTGAGAATATAAAACGCTATATCCTTTAGGGGTTTCAACTGCCCAATCTGGAAACCATGCAAAGTGAGACTCATAGTATCCGTGTGGGTGTTTAAACTGTGTTAGCGGAGGTCTTATTGTACAAAAATCTTTATACCGCTTATTAGCTATAGTTACAGAAAGGGTATTCTCGTCAGCTTGAACAAACTCAATGTCACAAGGAGTCTTTAAGGTATATCCAGCACCCATGATATCAAATATAGCAGGACATGCTTTCCATGTTGGAATTTTTCCATTATCTGCACCTATCCAAAAATCACCATTAGGTTTTTTAGCAAATCTATCGGCTTTACGATACCAGTCTGGTATTGTTTTGATGATTGGTCCAGGAACTGATTTTGAATCTTTTCGCAACCAAGTTTTATTAGAAACAAATCTTATTATGTTGCTCATGATCCAGTTTCTGCATAAAATTCTGGTTTATGATATTTGTCACTATAATCTAGCATTGTTACCAGAGAATACTTTGTTCCATTTAATACTGGCATTGCCCTATGTGGATACATATAGTTGGATGGGAAAATAACTACATCTCCTGCTTTTGGAGTATACAGAATATCTTGCTGACTAAAATGCAATCCACCACCCTCATAATCATCATTAAGATATGCTACAAGAGAAACTGTGCAGTTATAAGAAAAACCATGATCGTGATGATACTGAAAATGATCTCCCTTTTCATACTTAATAAAGTTAAATGCTTCCCAATATCTAAGGTTGTGGATGTTAAACTTAGCACAATAATCATCTACAGCAACTTTTTGTGTTTCATAGCAATCATCCCAAATGTTAGCAAGCTGCTCATATTCTTTTGTGTTGTCGTTATACAGGTCATTTTTTTTATATTTAAAATCTACACAATCCCTATACTCGGGCATAAGCTCTTGATAACCAACATATGCTGGCTGCCAAGCATATTGACCTTGCCCTTTATCAAGAACATTTTCTAATCTTTCTGGAATATTTAGGCTTCTTGGAATAACGTTACTATATACAATAATACCGCTTCCAAGATTTTTAATCTCTATGCCCTTGCTTTCTAATATGTTCATTTTTCTCCCCTTAGTTTTTTCTTCTTACTATTGAATCCTCTGGCACATACTTTTTAATTAAGTGTCCAATCATTATAGTCTCATCTGGATCATTTTGTATTCCTGGAATATAAACTTTATGTCTATGCCAGTAAGAGTGATATAAAGCAACAGCAACACTGTTAGATATAAAACTTTTTACTAAAGCAAATTTTTCTGGTCTAGTAAAATAATCTGCATTTCCATATCTTACTGGATGAAACATTTTTTCATCTTTTACATATTTGTGCAGGTTGTTTTCATCAACGACTTTTGTTAAAAGGTCTGGACCAATTAATGTTTGATCTGTTTCAAAATTTTCAGGTAAATTAGAAAATCCAGCTATTACCTTTTCTAAAATATCTTTGTCTCCAATATAAAGTATGTCACCATTAACTCGTACAGGACCTTCCCATGGAAGTGGATTATCTATCATATATCCAAAAAGGTATGGTTCTGGGTCTGGCCAGTTGTCAGACAAACAGACAACATCTGAATCTGTCCAGATAAGTCCTGTCTTTTGTATCATATAGACTCTAAAAATATCAGAAAACTGTGAGTGGCCATTTCCTAAAGAAGTACTTATAAACTTGGGCAAGAATATGCTATCTTCTGACATAATCTCATTAGCATCTCTTTTAATTACACCCTCTGGAACCTCAATAGACATATCATAAAGGTATAGATTTAGTTCATGTCCATGATAAATGTAAGAGCTCCAAGACACATACTGAAGAGCGGTTGGTTTATTACCAAACCACAAAGCTCCAAACTTTAACCCCATTAGCCAATGCTCCCATCCTGTCCAATAATTGTACCATAGGGATTATCTTTATGAGCAAGATCATTAATGTCCATCATTACAACTACACAGTATTTAGTACCCGACTTAATTGGCAAAGAAGCATGTTCATATATATAGTTAGATGGGAATATTGCAATATCTCCATACTCTGGTTTTACTGTTAAGTTATCTAATCTAGGAAAGTGTATTTGACCACCTTCATAATCATCATTTAAATAAATTACTGCAGATACTGCACACTTATATGCTGGCCCATCGTCTGCATGTATTCTAAAGTGCTTACCTTCTCCTTCGTACTTAACAAAATTAAATACTTCATAAAAGTTTACATTTATTCCCCAATATCTGCAGTAGTCATCAACACATCTTTTTAGTGTTTGAAAAATTTCATTATATGTATCAAGTAGATTAGCGTTTTGATCATTTCTTGCACCAAGAGATTTTGCGTTCATTTTAAAGTCAACACAGTCTCTTGCTTTTTTAATTGGTGTTGTAGAGTTTGTCACCTGTGCTTCGTTCCAGTGATATGGACCAGATTCGCCAAGGTTTTTATCTAGATTATAAATAAATTTTTCAATTTGATCTTTAGAAAAAGCATTATGATAAAGGTTTAAACCAAATCCAGGATTAGAGACCCTTATATTTTCAAAGTATTTATCTGCCATTCGATTAATGGTGGTTTCAGATCTATCCTTATCTAGCCAGCTATCATTATATGACATACTAAATACCCCTTTCTTGATTAGCTTTAAGAGTAGCTATTTCCTTTTCTAGCTTTTCTATTTTTTGAAATGCTGTCTTTAAAGCTTCAACAGTATATACAGATATTAGGTCATACCTAATTCCGAGTGGCTGATCTTCTTCATCTAACAAAACAACATATTTAAAAGCATCTATCTTATAAAGCTCTTCTGCTATATATCCGATTTGTCTGATATCTTCATCGTCATCGTTATATATCCATGTAACTGGTCGCAAGCTCTTTATAGACTTTTCAAAGTCAATCTCTATAGCCCCCACTTTTATACTACCCCTCTGTTAGATTAATATTTACAACATCTACAATGCTGTGCTTAAATCTGAGTGATGAGTATCCGAATCTTGGGAAGAACGGAGGAAAGAATGGTGGGAAGAACGGTGGGAAGAATGGGAAGAATGGAGGAAAGAACGGTGGGAAAAATGGAGGGAAGAATGGGAAGAATGGAGGAAAGAACGGAAAGAAAGGTGGGAAGAATGGTGGAAAGAACGGAGGTGCAACTGGTGAAACAGAATTAGATGCTGATGAAGCATCTGAGGTAAGTGTTCCGTTACTTAGTGTTACTGTAAAAGTATAGGCAGTTCCATTTGTTAATCCAGAAACGGTGATTGGTGAAGATGATGCAGTTCCTGTAATTGATCCTGGGTTAGAAGTTGCTGTATAGGTTAGTGTTCCAGTTCCTTTACCAGTAAATGCTGGGGCAGTAAATGTAACTGAGGCACTTGCATTTCCCGCTGTAGCTGATCCAATAATTGGGGCATCTGGCTTACGTCCATCTTGGGAATCTGTTATACCTATATTTTCCATATTTGAATTATATCATAGTATAAATCGGTTTTCCTTAGCTATCAGGAAATTGATATATATATGCCCTTTAATATTATAGTACTTTCACTATCTGACCTTGCCTGGATAATTCCACCTTCTGATCTAATTTTTGAAATGTCGATATACAAGGTCTGATTTACAGACATTTCGTAGGGGTACTTATATTTTAATATTCCGATATAGCCAGTTGGAGATTCTACTTTTGGGATATATGTTCTAATCCATGCCTCTGTATTGTTAGTATCTGTTGTAAGAATTATGTCATAACGAATATCTACCTTAGCCCCTACTTTTAACTGCTTAAAGTTAATTCTTTGTGTAGAAGAATTCCAAAGAGATACTGAACCTAATGGCAAAAATCTTATAATATTACTATCTTTATCATCTTTTATAAATAAATCTACCCATCCATCGTCACCTTTATTTGGTCCAAGAAATGTTGGCCTCTTGTCTACATTTTCATAATATGCCCAGCCTGGATACTGCCCCGATGGACTTTCATATCCTTCTCCACCACCTCTTCCAGGATCACCTTTAGGACCTTGAGGACCTTCTTTTCCTTGAATCCCTCTTTCACCCTTGGGACCTATAGGACCTGGAGGACCCTGTGGGCCGACCTCACCTTTTTCTCCCTGCATTCCTGGAACAGCAATATACTCTGTGTTGTTAGCTGGTGCTGGAGTTGACTGAACCGTATCAGAATATTTTTTCTTTGGAAAGTCCATATTCCTGGATATGGTCACAAAACTACTTCTTTACTTTAAATACAGTTCCATTTATTTTAATAACTGGAGGAAGTTTAGTATTAACATCATTAATTTTAATTATCATAAACTTCCCGCAGGACTCACATCTCCAAGCACACAAATACTTCCTATTACTGGAGTCCAGGTCATTGAAGAGTTTCCGTCTGGAACTACAGCTTGTAAATCAAAAGCCAATTCTGCAACAATGGAACGATAAGCAGTTCCCCAGTTAGCAGTTATTTCTTCTGATGCTGATACTGTCACAACGTGACCATCAACAGTTACGGTAAGCTCATCTATAAGGTCTGTAACAGGATCATATGCTGATGCTGAAAATGTCCAACCCTCTATGTCAAATCCAGTTACTTCATCATTTTCTAAAAGTGATACAGTAAATGAAGCTGAGTCACCACGAACTACAGACCACTGGATATTGGCTGGCTGAGCCCCAAATTTTTCGATTGTAGGAAAGCACATATAGAGATTATATCACAATAAAAAGCGTTAGCCCCTAGGAGCAATGGGTGGGGTGGGGTAGCAACCTAGGGACTAACAACTACATTATATATGCTTATTTGTATAATAAAATATATTTATAACAAAACTTTATAAACCAGGGTATAAAGAATCGTTATCAAATTGTTATAATAAGATATATACCTTATGTCCGTTTTATCTATATTGTCCAGGGTATTGATAGTGTATACTTTAAATATATAAAGAGAAAAGAGTATCCTGTATTAGGTTTATTCTTGTATATAAAGTATATAGTATATAAGCAAAGGATACCTCTAATGAAAATCGATGTGCTTGACAAAGGATATGTCCGTCTAGTAAATTCCTGGGGAACTGAATTAGATATAGCCAACTCAGCAAGGGTATCCTACGATAAAGAATCTCAAGAGCTATCTGATAAAGATACCAGACTAATAAATTTTCTAGTAAGGGATAGGCACGACTCTACTCTAAGACACTGTGGTTTTACATTTGAGGTTTATGCTCCACTTATGATTGCTCGTCAATGGTATAAGCATGCTGTAGCTTCTAG